AAAAAAGTGACTGAATTTTTTGAACATGTAAAAGGTGGCATCCATTTATGTAAAAGATGTTCTTACCTTCCATTGTCTAAAGTAAAAAATTACGAGATAACAAATGGTGAGTAATCCCCAAGAAGCAATGAATCTCTTAGCTGATAGAACTTGGCGGCTGAATAACTTGTATTACATAAAAGACAAGCAAGGGCGTAAGGTTATTTTTAAGCCCAACTGGGCGCAGCAAAAGCTTCTTAAGCCACATTACTTGAATATCATATTAAAAGCGCGTCAGCTCGGTGTAACAACCTTTCACGCGCTTTTATTCTTGGATACATGTCTATTTAATGAGAATGTCAATGCAGCGATCATTGCGGATAACAAAGATAATGCCAAAGAGATCTTCGTTGATAAGGTTAAGTTTGCTTATGACCATCTTCCGGATTGGATTAAGATAACAATAAGAGCAAACCGGGATAACGTAAACGAACTTAGATTCTCAAATGGATCAGTATTCCGGGTTGGTACTTCTCTAAGATCTGGTACGCTTCAATTATTACATATCACTGAGTTTGCAAAGATATGTACCGAGAATCCAAAGAAAGCAAACGAGATAACATCTGGAGCTTTGAACACTTTAGAGGTTGGACAGTTCTGCTGCATTGAATCTACAGCCCGTGGACGTGAAGGAGCATTTTATGAAATGTGTAAAACAGCAATGGATAAAGATCTTCAAAAAGAAGAACTAAGTACCCTTGATTGGAAGTTCTGGTTCTTTGCATGGTGGCAACACCCGGACTACGTTTTAAATTCAAAAAATGTCTTGATAACAAAGGAGCAAACAGGTTACTTTGATACTTTAGAGAAAAAACTTGACATAAAGATATCTCCTGAACAGAGAGCTTGGTATGTGAAGAAAGCAGAAACACAAGGTGATTACATGACTAGGGAATATCCTAGTACGCCTGAAGAGAGTTTCCAAAGCGCTAATGAAGGATTGTACTTCGGTACATACATGGCAAAAGCGCGAACAGAGAGAAGAATCTGTCATCTTCCATATGATGAGAATGCCCCAACATATACAAGCTGGGACATAGGAATTGGAGATTCAATGGTTATCTGGGTGTTCCAAGTAGTCGGACACTCAATTCACTGGATAGACTACTACGAGAATAGCGGCGAAGCTTTAGCACATTATGTGAAGTGGTTGAAATCTAAACCTTACATGTTCGAAAAGCATTACATGCCTCATGACGCCGCTAAAAGAGATCCGGGTACTGGTAAAACGTTTGCAGACATTGGACGTGAACTAGGATTGAAAATTGACATAGTACCCTACGATCGAAACGAGCTGTATGGCATTGATGCAGCTAGAAATGCATTCTCAAGGTTCTGGTTTGACAAGACTAGATGTGCTAAGGGAATAAAGTCTATCGATTCATTCAGAAAAGAATGGAACGAAAAGCTTGGGTGCTACAGAGAAAGAAGCCTTCACGACTGGGCATCCCACGGTTCTAAAGCCTTGATATATGGGGTTAGAGCCTTAAACAGAATAGAAGGTGGAAAGGGATTATCGGCAGAAGATTGGAGAAAACTAAGAAATCAAGCAGTGGTTTAACATGGAAGATAATGAAGAAGAGTATAGACGGTGTAAAAACTGCCGCTTCTTCTCTCCTATCATGTATGAATTCGATGACACTGAACTTGATTCTGATTATGGGGAATGTCGCAGGTTTCCTCCAAAAGCTTTGCCAGAAGAAGAACAATTCCCAGTAATCTCAGAAGATTGCTGGTGTGGGGAATTTGGATAAAAAATTTTTATCCTAAATGACAAGATAAAATTTTATGTATACGGCACAGCCTAACGATCAAGTAAATAAGTTTAACCAGTTCTACTATGACGCATATAGGACATGGGGAGTCTATTACGCAGCAGCGTATCGCGATTTACGCGCATATGCTGGCGATAACTGGACTCAAGCCGAGGCAGCAGCCTTGATCCGTCAAAAAAGAATGGTCTTAGAACTTAACAAAATACGTCGTGTTGTTAACCTCTATTCCGGATACGAAAGGGAAAATCGTCTTAGCACTGTATGCGGTCCTGTTGAGGATTCTGATGAAGTCACTGCTGATCTTCTATCAGATGTCATGCTATACGTCTATGACAAAGGTGATGCACACCATGTCATATCTGACGCATTCGAGCACTCCTTAAAAACAGGGCTCGCAATTGTCGGGATCTACATAGATTACTCGAGAGACAAAGTCAACGGGGACATCAAGTTCTACAGTAAACCCTTCAATGCTTTGATGCTTGATCCCTACTTCACGAAGAGGGACTTGTCTGACTGTGACCAGGCTTCAACTAGAGACTTGTTGAGCCGTGAGCAAGTCAAATCAATGCTTCCTTGGGTAGATCCAAGCATCATTGACGCCATTCCTACTGGCATCCGTGATAACAAGTATCAATATTTGGGCATTTATCGGCAATACAATTCTACTTACATTGCAAAAAACCTTCTGACTTACGACCAATACTGGATAAGAATTAACAAGCCTCAGAGATATCTAGTCGACATGGAGACTGGTGTAACCGAGGAATGGAACGGAAGTAAAGAAGAAGAGAAGTACTTAAAAGAAGCGATAAAGAATAACCCACAAGTTCAATTGATTAACTCATACAAAAGAACTGTGGAGCTTAACATCATTGTGGGTGGAAGGTTGTTATATGCAGGGCCTGATCCAACTGGATTAGACAACTTTCCGTTCATTCCAATCATCGCATACTTTGAACCATTGATTGATACATATGAACTGAAGATCCAAGGACTTGTTAGATCTATCAGAGACGCTCAAAGACAATATAACAGACGTCATTCACAAATTATCGATCTCATGGAATCTGTCATCAATACAGGTTGGATTTCTAGGAATGGAGCGGTGGTTGATCCTGAGATGCTTTTACAATCTGGACAATCTAGAAACATTGTTATCAATGAAGGGTATGATGTTAATACCGACATCCGAGAAATTCATCCCCCTCAAGTTCCACCTGGATATCTACAATATCAAGATATCATTGATAAAAACATCATGGAGATTCCCGGAGGTTCTGAAGAACTTCTTGGTATCTCATCTACTGGTGACTCACAAGTTTCTGGACGATTGGCAGAAGTTCGAGCTTCTAATGGCCTTAAAGGAAACAGAGGTCTCTTTGACAACTTAGAACAAGCATTAAAGTGGCTTGGAAAACTTGTTATTGAGGCTATTCAAAAGAACTTCACACCTGGAAAGGTTTGGAGAATCACAAAGAAAGATCCAACACCTGAATTCTTTTCAAAAGAGTTTGGTCAATATGACTCAGTTGTTAAGCAAGCAGTCCTAACTCAAACACAAAAAGAAGCTTATTACTATCAACTTCTACAGCTAAGAGAACTTCTTGGTGATGTCATCCCAGCGGATGAAATTGTTGATGCAGCTCCTCTGCAAGGTAAGGTTCGTCTTAGAGAGAAAATGCTTCAAATGCAAGAGCAACAAAATGAAATGCTTCAACTACAGAAAGAAGCAGAACAAAGAAAAGCTCAACTTGAATTATCCCAAATTGATCAGAACTTGGCTCTTGGACAAGAAAGAAGAGCTCGTGTCTTGGCGGATATTGGCTTGGCTCGTGAACGTATCAGTGAAGGTGAACAGAATTATGCGAAAGCATTACTTGACAATGCAAGAACAGTTGCAGAAATCGAGGACATGGATCGTAACCACTTGATGGAAGTTATGCGTCTAGCGCATGAAATGCAGTCAGAAAGTGGCAATCGAACCGAAGAAAAGCTCCAAGAAGATCTAAAGCTTGGAGAGTCGTTTAAAGGAGGTACTGAAAATGGCTAAACAAAAAATGGTGAATATGACCGCCTATAGTAATGGGTATGTACCACCAAAGGGATCTGCTGGAGCAGCAGCTTTTGGTGACCACAGTCATAAAAAAAACCCAATGAGTGTACCGCGTAAAGGTTCATCTCTTGAGGGTGAAGCTGGTTTTGGATACAACGCAGACCGTACTAAGGTCATGGGTTTGAAACGTGAACAAGCTATGAAAGAAAGTCTAAGGGGATATCCGTGCTAATCCTTCCTAAGAACCAAATGCTTAAAGAGTTTAACGAGGCGAAACAGGGCCTAACAGATCATTACAACAAAGAGTTGGAAAAGATCATAAACCAGAACTCTGCAAAAGATAAGTATTGGATTTTAGGAAAAGTTCGGTTTCCCGAAGAACTTGGTGGCAAGGTTGGTCGCGCCTTTCTGGAGGCATGTGACGAAAAACCAGGTCTTATCAAGGATGCATTTTTGTATGAAGTGGACAACAGGAATGGAACTAAAACTTTGCTATGGATCATGAATCCGGATGGATCGTTGAGGCTTCCAACCTTGAATAAAACAGTCCAAGCGACGCCGGCTAATCGGGCGCAAAAAGGTCGAAAAAGGTAGGACGACACTATCAATGTGACGCCAACTTAATGGGCGAAGGTAACGGGTGAAATTATGACAACAGAAGAAAACGAAGTTCCTGTCTCCGAGGAGCAAGAAGTTGTTGAGCAAGAAGATGAACAAGATGGTGATGAGCAAGAAGCTTATCAACCTAGAACTGTGCCTTTAGAAGCGTTGGAAGCAGAACGAAGAAAACGTCAAGAACTAGAGATGCAGGTTCGTCAAATGCAAGAGTCTAAATCTGAAGAACCAGAAGATGATGAAGACGATGAAGAGTTTATTACTAAGGCTGAATTAAAACGTCGGCTTAAGGAAGCAACTTTTGGAAATAAAAGAGAAGTAATGGAAGAGGCCTTCTGTTCTTCAAACCCAAAAGCTGTGGAACTCATCAACAAACATTTGGAAGGAATTATTAAAAGAAAACCTTGGTTAGCACCAACGATAGACGCTGCACCTAACCGGTATGCACGAGCATATGAAATTGTACAGGACTTTGCTCCTAGAGAAGAATTGGCCTCAGCTAAGAAGTTTCGCGACCCTCAAGCTGAAGCCAAGAAGATCGTAGAGAATTCCCAGAAACCTGGTAATCCATCCACGATAGCTAAGTCGGCTAATATGAATAATGCCGATTATCTTCGTTCAATTGCTGGTAAGCCGGAGTTTAGAGAATATCGCAAAAAGGTGTTGTCCGGGGGGTAAACCATATGGAGAACCCTAAATGGCAAACGGTATCACAACTACCACACAGGTAGACCCTGAAGTAGGGATCTACTTCGATAACGTTCTGTTGGATCGGCATCAGCCTTACTATGTTTATGGCTATTTTGCACAAGAACGTAGAATCCCACAGAAGAACTCAAAGTCGGCGATATTCCGTCGCTTCGACAACCTTGCAGACGCACTAACTCCTCTTTCCGAGGGTGTTACCCCATCAGCTGAACAAGTAACAAAGTTTGACGTAACAGCAACTGTATCCCAATACGGTAAGGTCGTTGAGCTAACAGATGATGTCATCATCACTGTACAGGACCAAACCAGTAATGAAGTTGCCGATATGTTGGCGCAGAACATGGCATCTACTTATGACAAGCTTGTTAGAAACATGCTAGTTGCTACAAGTACCCAAATTGACTGCCTCAACGGTAATAACGGAAACGCAATTACTGAGATCACTGTCACAGACCTAGAGCTAGCTGTTGATTACCTCCTTGGTAACAATGGTAAAAAAATGGCTCCAAACATTGAAGGTGTCAATGCCTTCGGTACAAACCCAGTATGGGCGGCTTATTGGATGGTCATTCATACCGATTTAAGATCCAATATTAAACAGCTTGGTAATTTTACACCAACAAGTGCTTATCCACGTCAAATGTCTGTCCTTGAAGCTGAACTCGGCTCAATGGATGAGGTGCGTGCTGTGATGACATCAGAAGCTTTTAAATCTTCTGCATCTCCAGCCGTGTATTCAAATCTACTCTTTGCAGCAAATGCTTATGGTCGGATTTCAATTGATGATCAATCTATGGAAATGATTATCAAGCCTCTTGGTTCTGGAGAAGATCCATTGAACCAACGTCAAACAATGGGTTGGAAAGGCCGTCTTGGCGCAACGATCCTTGATGATAGCTGGGTTATTAACTTACTTAGCACAAGACCGTAAGGAGGATTGAAATGAGCGTAAGAAGCTTTGAAGATGCGAACATCGCAATATACAGAGTAGTGTCAGCAGCAGCTGCCTACAACTTAGTCTTGCCTTTTGAGGCAGATTGTATCGAGTGGTATAACTACACAGGTTATGCAACAGATGATACTAACATACAGGGAATTTGGTTTAAGGACTATCCAGCAGGTGATGCAACAATCATCTCTCGAGGTACTACAGACCTATCTTCTGTTTTAGAGACAACCAACGGAGTCACACAAGGCTCTGATGGGGTTGGCTTTGCAGACAATCATAGAATCCCAACAGCAATTACAGCAGCATCCCCTGCCGTTGTAACGTCTAACGGTCATGGTTTGTCTAATGGTCAATTCGTGAGAGCAACTAACTTTAGGGCTACACCTCTTGCAGATGCAACGGGTATGTACACTCTAAACAACCAGTTGTTTGAAATTGGCAACGTGACCACAAACACATTTGCCTTGTACATCCCTAACACAAACCTAAGCATCCCTGTTGATACAACAGCTGACACAGCCTTTGTAAACAACGGTATTGCTTTGTTTACGTTAACAGGTGAATCCCTAAATACACAAAACCCAGCTCCAGTGTTCCAATACACTCTAGGTACTGAGGTTATGGGTTCAGCATCTGATGTTATTTTCATCAGAGCGATGAAGGGTAATGTTTACCAAAACCTTGGTAATGCCTAATGACTAATACCGAGCTAGGATTTGCAATTCAGCAAAAGTCACCTGTACTGGATATCACTCAAACGAATCCAGTTCAAGTAACGATTCTTAGTCACGGTATGGTCAACGGTCAATGGGTGAGAGCGACGAGTTTTTATTACACGCCTCCCACCCACGTGACCGGTATGTATGAGCTAAACAACCGAATCTTTGTGATTGGAAATGTCACTGATGACACGTTCGATCTCTTTGATACTAAGGGCAACCAAATTGATGGGACCTCTTATACAGCTTATATAGCTAGCGACCTGCCTCAGTTCACATTGACTGGGCCAGAATTAGACACTCAAAACCTGAATACACAAGAAGGAATAATTGATGAATAAGAAGAAAGAAGAGCAAGTGATAGCTCAGGAGAAAGTGCTACATGAATCTCCTGTCGAAAAGGAATTTGATCCTGAGTATGACGAAATTACAAAGTTAGAGCATTTCGAAATTTATAATAAGTATGCTCGTAAGAATAAATTACCTGTTAAAGCACCTACTGAGGACTTCTATCCTAAGTACAAAGTTCGTTTCCAAAGATTCGATCAGCCTGAGAACATTTTAAAGGCTCGTGTTCGCAAGAAACACATTGACTGGGCTGGACAGCTTAGACCAGGTGGAACATATGACCTATGCCTTCCTGTAATCCAATGGCTAAATGGTTTATGTGAACCAATCTTTGCAGAAGTCAAAGTAAATGATG